TATTCTCAGCTCCTTTCGGGGTAAATCCCTTTGGAACTATTTTATCGCTTTTTTAGTGCCGAATCAACGTTAGGGTGTGGTTGGCGGTTACATCCGAACAGGTGTCAATGGCATTGGACAGTTTTTCAAAGTCCGCCGGTGAACCGTTGATGATCGCCAGCATACCGGACATGGCCTCTTTGCCAAACAGTGAGGCAGCCGCCTGTGCCTGTTCTGCTTCAGACAATCCGCCCAATTTCTGACGGAGTTGTTCCATAAGTTCTCGTAAAGAGTACATCTTGCCGGAACTGTCGGTCAGAGAAATGCCGTACTGTTCCATGGCAGATGCTACCGTGTCTGTCGGCTTTGCCAGATTGGTGATAGCGGAACGCAGTGCCGTACCAGCCTGTGAGGATTTGATACCGGCGTTTGCCATTAGTCCAATGGCAATGGCAGAGTCTTCAGCAGAATAGCCCAAAGAACCCAGTACCGGAGCAGCATACTTGAAAGTTTCGCCCATCATGCTGACGTTGGTATTGGCATTGCTTGATGCCGCTGCCAGAATATCCGCAAAGTGTCCGCTGTCCGAGGCAGACAAACCGAAAGCGGTCAGAGCATCCGTGACAATGTCCGAAGTAGATGCCAAGTCTTCACCACTGGCGGCGGCAAGATTCATGATGCCTTCGATACCGCTGAGCATATCGCTGGTCTTCCAGCCTGCCATCGCCATGTAGTTCATAGCATCTGCGGCTTCACTTGCAGAGAATTTTGTCTTGCTGCCCATTTCACGAGCTTTTTCCCGGAGAGCGTCCATCTCTGAACCAGTCGCACCGGACACCGCTGCCACCTTTGACATGGCGGCATCAAAGTCTGCACCAGTTTTCACGGCAATGGTTCCCAGAGCCGTGACACCAGCGGTGACCGGCAGCAGTTTCTGTCCCACGCCAGAGATCTTGTCTCCGGCGGACTGCAGCGTTTCTCCCAGAACGCCCATCTTTTCCAAGGCGGTGTGAGAATTGTTTGCTTCTGTGGTCAGGCGTTTCAGTTCGTTTTCGGTTTCGATGATCTCACGCTGTAGAGCATCATACTGCTGCTGGGAAATTTCGCCGTTTGCAAGAGCGGTATTTGCCTGTTCTGCGGCAGTTTTCAGCACTTCCAGCTTTTCTTTGGTGGCAGATACCGCATCTGCCAGCAGTTTGTGCTTCTGGGATAAAAGTTCCGTGTTGGTGGGATCAAGCTTCAGCAGTTTCTGAACATCTTTCAGCTGTGTCTGCGTCCCCTTGATGTCCCGATTGACACCTTCCAGGGCTTTGGACAGCTTGGTGGTATCGCCGCCGATTTCTACGGTGATGCCTTTGATGCGGTTTGCCACTGTGCTTCACCTTCTCCGTGAGGGCATGAAAAAAGCACCTGCATTTGAGCAAGTGCTTTTTTATATCTTGTATCCTCTTGATTGTGTTTGCAAAAAAGAGTCGATTATTCGGGGGGCGTTTTCTGAATCTGGTAGAATTTGTTGTTGAACAAATAATGATTTTTGGCAATACATCGCGTATTCTCTATCAGAATCAGAAGGAATACACCACCTTCCTTTGTGCTTGACAATTTCATTCATTTTGTCCTTAGAATAGGCATCATAGATATAAAACAGATTAGGGCAGTGAAAATGGAGGTACTTCGATGAGAACGATCTTTTATCCATTTCGGCAGCCTTTTTCAGTAATTCTTGTAGATATAGATGTGTAGCAAGGATTTCAGGTAGATTATCAGGTGTTGGCGTTTTATACTGCCTTAGTGCATCCAACCGTTCATCTAAATCTGAATCAATGATAAGAGGAGCTATATATTCGTAGTAGAAATCATGATCACGTTGTGTTTTTGCATTTCTTCGTCGTTCAACAGATGCAGAATACGCACGACCGATCAATGCGATTTTTGCAACAATCTCATGTGGGTTATTATGACGAGGATATTGTTTACACAAGTCGTACAGCACTTTATCAAATAAATACCAATTGGATTCTGTATCTCTTTTCTGTTTTGACCATGCCAGAATATCCTCAACGATGCTTTCATCACGAAAAAAGATAGAGTCGCTCATTCTTCGCTCCTTTCCTGATCTGTTTCGATTAATCGTATCCATTCAAACAGCGTATCGAATTCTATCAGTATTGCAGCAGTCACTTTTTTGTCTTTTTGTTTGTCTCCGTCACGCTGGTAATCTTTCAAAAGAATATTTCCATTTTCAAAAAAGAATACATTATTGTGAGCAAATTGTAGCCTGCCACGCAAAACGCAAAAAACTGACACGCAAAACGAAAAAAACGCTCCTGAACACCACGTTCAAGAGCGTTTTTTACTACCTATAAACGGCGTTTTACCGCTGTTTTATCCGTTCAATTTCTCGTCAATACTGGCAACGTGCCGCAAGATCTGTTTGAGTGTGTCATTATTGTTGGTGTCTTTTTCTGTGTCCTCATTCGGCTTGTCTGTGGTAGTTGTTGCATTTTTTGCAAATCCATTCAGCCCGGCAGCCTTGATGATCGCCGGATAATCCTGATACGCATAGTCCAGATCCACCTCGCCGACAATGCCGGAAACGCTGCCTTTCCAGCTGTACTGCCACAGCCCATAATTCCCGGCATAGGACGATCTGCTCACATCCACATGAGACAGAAACACGTCATACCGGCTTTTTATATCGTCCCCGATACAGCTTTCCAGAGCCGACTTGAACGTATAAATTGCCGCATAATACCCGGCAGATTCCAACGCACTGCAAAACGCCTGACACAGGGCATCTGCATTTTGCAAACTTGCCTGTTCTTCGATGTCAAATGCGATTGGATACTCGAACTGCTTTCCAGCCAGAGCAGACAGGCACACAGCAGCCTCCTGCCACGCTTCTGCGGCAGTTTTGGCGTAGCTGTACCAGTACGCACCGCAGGGAATTCCAAGCCGTTTGCACTCGCTGTAATTCCGTTCAAACTGCACATCGATCTGGCTGGATTCTTTCCCAAAACCAGCCCGTAAAATCGCAAAATCCACCTGCCCGGATGCCTTGACTTTTTCCCAGTTGATCACGCCTTGATGCTTGGAAACATCAATCCCTTTTGCCACAATTTCAGATGGTTGCGGCTGTGCTTTTGCAATGCCGAAATAGCTGTAGAAATTGTTTGTCACTGTGTTTGTGCCTTTGGTTTCATCACCATAATATCGGCTGCCGGTGCGTACATCCAGATGCACCGAAGTATAAGCACCGGTGATATTGGCAATGCCGCCGAAGCCCAGATCCTGAGCCTTACAGCACACCGTCTTTGCTGAAATTATGTTGCCCGACTTGTCGTAGCACACCACGTCCGCCGCCGTGCCTTTGGTATGCTGCCCTGCTCCGTTTCCACCAACTGCCTTGTCATGTGCTGCACAGCGGTAGCCGCTGCTGACGATGATCTTGCCGCAGTCCAACGCCATATACAGCCGTTCCAGCATCGAAATCAGCTGTTCCGACACCTGAAACGTGTGCGGAGAACTGCATTTGCAGCGGAATTCTCTGGCACAAAAATGAGGCGAAAGCTGCGGATTATCTTCATACGCATATTTTGCCATTTCATCAGCTCCTGAACTGCTTGAAAATCTGATTTGCTCCCGTTGCTGCCAGTCCGGACACAATGCCGACTGCTGCCGCAGACAGCACATCCTGCACCGGAAAATCCGGCATCCAGAACAACGCTGCAATTCCCAGAATGCCGCCGGAAATACCGCAGATGACCGGAATCCATTTGTTGTCCAGAGAAGTGACCTTCACGATCTCCGCCGCCAGATAGCAGATGATCGTGATTGCTGCTACTGCTGTAATACCCAAAACTTCCATCATGTTTCCTCCGTTCCTGTTGTTGCTTCATAGTCGCCGGAAAGCAAAACCAGCATTTCCGGCGTGAGATTCCCAGAAGCAAAGATTTGATACTGTCCGTTTTCCAGCTGTGCCGCCTGAATCGCCGCATCCCCCCAGCTGCTCCGCCGGATCGCCTTGCCGCTTTTCAGCTGCTCAACTGCCTCGATCAGATTCATAAAATAACCTCCTTAAATCGCTGTAATCGACCGGATCAGCGGACGGCTGTTGTTGCTCCGTCCGACCCATGCCAGATAGTATGTGCCTGTGGTGACACCTTCGCAGGGGGTCAGCGTGGTGATATAATCCGTGCTGTACAGCCACTGCAAGGACAGGTCAATATGGCTGCCCTCTGTCTGTGCCTTGCTGAGAATGTCCTCTGCTGTGCCGCTGTCCGACTGTACCAGCCGCATGATGCCGGTTTCTGTGCTGCTTGCCAGAAACCGCATGGCGATCTGTGTTGCCGCAGAGAGCGTCAGCGGCACAGTCGAACAGGTGTAGCAGGAATAATCCCATCCAAAAATAGAGGTGGAATAGTTCAGGGCATACTCATTTTTGCTGCTGCAAAAGTCCGGATATACCGCCGTAAACGCAGAAAGACTGTACAAGGTGTTATTGTGGGAAAGAAAGATTCCGTCCCGGTGGTCTGCATCAAAAATCACTGTTTTTTCGGTCGAGCCAGAGGGCAGCAGGGAAACCTTGTGTACCAGCAGATTCAGCTTTTCGTCTGCCGTTGCGATAATGCCACGGGCAACCAGATGCCCTGCCAGCAGGTCACGCTGGTGGTTGATCTCTGCAATGTACTGTGCAATTGTCGCCATTTACGCCGTCACCTCCACAATGTCCGCCAGAGCAGTTGCAATGTCGCCCAAAGAATCCTCTAACGCCGTGATTCTCGCCGGAAACTTGCTACTCAGATTCTCATAGTCCGCCGGACTAATGCTGTTCAGCGTTTCTATGTTGTTGTGGTAATGCTTGATGGAAACCAGCTGTGTCCACTCTGTTCCGCTGATCTTATTCAGTACGTCCAGATTGTCGTGGGTGTGTGCGGATTCCTCCAGATGCGTGATGGACAGCGTATGCTCCTGCAAGGTATACGTCAGGCTGTCGGACAGCTCCTGCACCTTTCCGTCCACATAGACCGTCTTTGCGTA